GGGCGTAAAGGATGCGCTCGCATGGGAACGTGAAGGTGATTCCTGCAACGCCGTCCGGGATGTCTCCCCCTGATGCGATGCTTGCTACTGACCCATCGGAGGACGACAGTTCGGCCGTGAACACGCCGTCACCATCTGCAACAAGTTGAACGTAGCGACTGCACGCTCGGGGCGTGGACGTGGTGGCTGTATACGGGCAAGGCATGGCGGGAACCTTTCGAGATTAGAAAACAGGGCCCCCTTTCGAGGGCCCCGCTACATCAGCACTCTTTCAGTGCTTTCAATCCTTGCTTGACGCCTTCCCAGTCTTCCGACTTGAGCGCGTCTACAAGCTCCGAAATGACGGCATCCACGTCGCCGTCCATTTCGTCGTCTGGCATCGATTCCCCGGATTCGGGCGGCTCAGAACCATGACCGGGCTTGCCGTGCCCGATCATGATCATGAGAGCCGATTTAGGCTTGTCAGCCATCAGCGAGGCACGCTTCCGCCCGTAACGTTGTCTTGGAAGACCATCGTCATGAACACACGCCCCGCCACCGGGAGGTCAACCGCTGCGGCCGTGGCCACCGTGGAGGCCTTGAGCGTTGCCGAGATCGGCGTGGAAGTCCCCTCGTTGCTGATCACAAGCGAGTTGACTGCCATGGTCGAAGTGGAAGTCGAAACGCCCACGCCGCTAATCCCAAGAACGCGCGTGAACGCGTCCTTGAGGGTCAGCGTGTAGAGGCCCGTTCCCGTGTGAACAATCGACGAAACGAGGCCCATGTCGCCATGGATCGTGTTTACGTCGATGTTATTTGTGCCGTTGCCCTCAAAGGAGAATTCGCATCGCTTGATGCCGATGCCGAACTGCCCGTTGACGGAGTAGCCGAGAGTGGTGCTACTCATCAGAGCAACCCCACCCCGTTCCAGCCCGGAGCGACGCAACCGACGTTGCGGTAACCGCCGATTCGGATCTGGTAGCTATCCGACGTTGCCGCGCGGAGAAGCTGGTTGGAGTCAAGGTCAAGGATGCGCGAGGCGCCCTTGAGCGAGTGGAGCTTCCACGTGTTGAGCGTGAGCATGTACACGATACCCTGCGGGCAGTTGAGGTCAGAGATGACCTTGATTTTGCCCTTGGGTCCCATGACCGTGATCGCGTCGAAGCCGATCGCGGCATCGTCTGCCGAGGTCGCCTTGTCGTAACGACCCTTGGTGTCGAGCTCGTTGTCGAGGCGAACCCAGTCAGCCGGGTTCATGACCGCCACGTCCGGAGAGCCGCCGTTGAGGGCGATCTTCGAGGCGAGGTTGGTCAGAACGGTGGCGATCGGAGCGCCCGAATACTGAGTGACACGAACACCGCCAAGGCGGGTCGGATCCACCGAGCGGTCCACCGAGAACCACGGGGTAGAGCCAGGTGCCGTGAGCGGAATCCAGCCAGCGAGGCCAGCAATACAGCTGTTGGCCGACTCAAAGTCGCCGTTCTGGAAGATGTAGTCACCAGCAGCCGCGCCCGTGATGGTGTTCCACGCGGCCGAGGCCGTGAGGGTACCCGCATCGCGGTCGAGGGCGACGATCTGAATGACGCCCGTACGCTTGGAACCCGAAGTGCCGTCCGTGGAACCGAGGTTCACGTACATCAGATCTTCGAAGTTGGTCACGTCTGCCGGGTTCGACAGGGTGATCGTGGTGCTCGCCACGCTGGAACCCGCGCTGATACGTCCGCGCGCGCCGCCACCGTTGCCGAACATCTGAATGGAAATCGCTCGCGCATCCGTTTGGAGTGCGCCATCAATTTCACCCGTGAGGCCCTTGACCAGCGCACCTGCGTCGGTGTCGGACGAGTCGATTGCCTCGCCAGTGATTTCGGCGAACGCGTACCCCGACACGCGGGTAAGTTGGAATTTCTTGTAAACGCTGGGAGTGATGTTTCCCTGCGCTACGGCGAAATTCGCGCCGCGTCCTTGGGGCGTTCCGATCTTCAACGCGAGGGCGGTGTAATCACCGACCATCTTCGTGTCCTTCTGCATCATCGCGTACAGCGGATTTTGCGGATAGGTGAGATCGCGAACCGTCTTTTCGGTGTACTGAACCTTGAGAACCGCGCTGAGCGCGGTGTTATCCATGATGCCCATTGTCTACTGCTCCAGTCGAATGAATGAGGGTGGAGCGCGACGGACTTCAGCGTTTCTTGGCCCGTTCGGCCTCGATGATGCGAATCATCTCCCGCTCTTTCTCTTCTTGAGTAAGCTCACGGGGAGGAGCCGCACGCCCACTAGGGGCCGCGTTTGTCATCGTGCTGGTTTTGCCGCTCGCGTGACTCGGAGCGCCTGCATTCACTACTGGTGCTGCAGCCTTACTGGCACCTAGCCCCTTACGTCTGGGCGCTAGTTCAGCGGCTCGTGCCGCTGCTAATTCCTCAAGATACGCGGCCACGTCCGAATCTTCAAGCGGTTTTCCAAACCGGCGCAACCATTCGGCGTTATGCGCCTGGAACGCCTCCACCGCTTGGCGCGCAATTTCTGCGGGCGTAAACTCTGCCACGAGGTTCGGATACGCTGCCTCGTTGGCCGTCACGGTTTCTACGAACGCCTTCTGCGCCTCCGTGACGCCCACTTGATACTGCTGCTGCCGCTGCTGAATGATGACCGCTTCACGCTCGGCACGTTCCGCCGCCAATGCTTCGGCCTGCGCCTGGAGTTGCGCCTCCAGTCTGGCCACGTGTGCTTGAACCGGGTCCACCACTTCGGGCGCCTGCGCGACGCGCTTCACGAAATCGAGCTTATCGGCCCCAAGGGCATCAAGCACTTCCAGCGGATCGCCGCTCTTCAGTCGCTCGTACTTGGCCTTGAGCGCTTCCATCTCCGCGCGCTGGGCGTCAAGCTGGCGCTTCTCGGCTGCGACCTGATCGCGTAGCTCCTTCGCACGCAGTTCCGCTTTACGGGCCGCCGCGATGCGCAACCCCACCCGCTCCTGTTCGGGCGTTTTGGGTGGCTCGGCTGCCGTTTCTTCGGTCTTTTCGGGCTTTTCTTCGCTGTCTTCGGCCTTGTCGGCAGGCTTCTCTTCGGCCTTTTTCTTGTCTCCGAAGTGCTCCGCGATGGCCTTTTCGAGCTTCTGTTCCTGCGTTTCCGTCTCACTCGTAGCCGTCGAAACGTCGGGGGGCGTCGCTTCGGCGGCTACGGGTACAACGGCGGGGGATGCTGCTGCTGTTTCGACTGTCACATCAGTCATGGATGAACCTCACTACATGGGGGGCGGTCCCATATCGGGCGGCATGCCCGCATCGGGGGGCGGCATCATGTTGGGATCCATCGGCGGCGCACACATGTCAGGCGGCGCCATGCCGGGAGGCGGCGCATTCGGGTCCGGAGGAGGGGGAGGCGGATTCATGAGCGCATCCGTGGCCGCCATGTAGTCGCGCAAGAGTTGCAGCCGCTCTTCGTCTACGTCGTCTAGCCGCGCTTCGTGATACGCCTCGTTGCATAGGCGCATAGCAAGCGGGTGATTGTCGTACGGTTCGGGCGTCACGACTTCGCCCTTGGTCAGAATGTGCGCAATGTTCCGCTCGATGAGAGAGCGCGCTGCCCCAACGCGCTTGGCGTAGGCTTCCGTATCGGGGAAGTCCAGCATGCCCATGATATCTTCGGGCGGCACTTGCCCAAGGTCGCGCATGGTTTCTACCCATTGCACTTTTCCGGCGAACGAGGACGGGATGGAGCTCGTGGGGTACACCTGCACGATGTACGCATCGTCCTCAATGTCGATGTCGGCATAGTCGATCACCTCCATGGCGTTCTTGCCGGGGCTCATGACCTTGTAACCGCCACCGCTTGCGGTGAGCTTCTTGATCGCCTTCACGGTCAAGCGCGCGGCATCCAACACGCAATCCTCATCGCGCGTGCCTACGTCTAGGAAGCGTTCCGTCTGAATATCCTGGTACTCGCGCAGCGCCACGGCCGCGTCGAGTCCCGCAGGCTTCTGTCCGCTTGCGTTGAGTTGCGAGATGCCCGCAATCTCAAACGCCTTGGCGTAGAGCTGCCAAAGGTGCTGATAAATCTCGGGACTGATGATGCTCGGCGTCTGGTATTGGGGCGGCGTGCCCGTATACTTCACGATGGCCGCAAGGTCGTTGTTGATGAGCTGCGTCGAAACATCGGCGCCCTTCTCCACCAACCAATGCCCCGCAATCAGGTGCATGCCGCGCTGAATCTGGCGCAGAATCTTGTTGATTTCGGCCTGAATGCCACACAGTTCCTCGGCCAGTCCCGTGCCAAAGAATCCCTCTAGCGGGTTGTCCCAGCGCATGAACGTGAACGGGAACTCATCATCCCACTTCTCATCGAACAGGGTGACGCCAGCCACGGCAATCACGTGACGCCCGTCATCGGCACCCTTGCCGCTCGGTAGGTGCCACGCTTCGGTCACAAGAACCTGATCTGCCGTCGAGATGTACGCATACTCCATGTCCGTGGTGTCCACGGCACACGTGTCGAGCGCCTTCGCCATCTCCTCGTCGTCTTTGGCGTAGATAGCCTTGAGGACGCTGCGGTCGTAATACTTGCGCTGATAGAGCGTCCGGGGCTTGCCGTACACACTCTCCCCGTCATCGACCACGAGCTCCCACGGCAGAGTCCGCTCGTAGGCCACCTGATGCGTATCGAAGTCCGCGTAAATCTTGGTCGGCCCCGTGCCGAATACGGCAGCGTTGCGGAACGATCCTACGCGTTCCTTGTAGTAGCCGCCCACGTAGAACGCACCAGCCACGAGCTTTTCCAGCTTCATGGCCTTCTGTTTGAGGTCGTAGTTCCCCCCCTGCGTGAGGTAGCGCGGACGCGGACGCGACTTCGCCGCAATCTTGGACGTGACCGCCCCGACCATGTTTCGCACCACGTTCAGACTCAATCGACCACGCGTGTTCAGGCGCGAAGCGTTGTTCGCGGACAGGCCGAACCCGTTGAGCGTGAGTCCGCCGTAAAGGCTCGCGTTGAGTAGGTCCTCATACTTGCGGTAGTACTGGTTGATTCGTATGGTTTTCACCGTCGAAATCATGTCGTCGCCCGCTTCGTTTTCGGGCTTGGTCCACCACTGCGCAACCTGTTGAACCGCGTTTAGCGCCATCTTAGTGGTCCTTTAGGAAGGGGGTCGGATCGCCACCGGACGAATGAAGCAACGTCTTGAAGTACTCCGCGCGTTCGGACTGTTCGATTTCCTCGGGCGTCTTGGGCGCATCCACGTGCGCGCGCGCCACAACGGGAACCGGGCCAAGGACAATGCTGCCCCACTGAACAACGCCCAATTCACGCATGACAGAAACGGCGTCCCGAAGGCTGGCAAGGGAGGAAGGTGTGACCGAATCGGGTGTGACGTTTTCTGTCATGCGCAAAAACTTCATAGCAGATTGAACGGGTCCTCGTCCTCGTTTTTTACCGACTCTTCCAATTTGCGGATGATCTCTTTTTCCTCATCCTGCAAACGTTGCGCAGTCGTTTTAGGGGGGGGCGCCTCCCGATTGTAGAACGCCGTCTGCTTTCGCCACCCGTACAGGGCACCATCCGCGCAGTGATTGGAGAACCCCTCACATTCTTTTTCGTGCTTTTCGTCCCACGGCAGCTTCCGCCACTCCTTCAAAAGGTCCTGGCACGTAGGCCCCACCACCTTGATCCGATGGCGTTTCATCTCATCGGCCATAAGGAGCTGGTAGCCGCGCTTGTTGTTCTTGTCGGCCGGCTCAATCGGCAGCTGAAAGCGTCTCCGCGCCTCCTCCGCATACCCCTTGCCTAGCCCACCAAGGTCGCCCACAAGCGACACGAAGTGATAGAGCTGCTCCAATCTCCGCGTCTCCTCGGCAGCCACGGACGGAATGGCGTTTTCCATCTTGTACGCCTCAACGATGTAGACGTTCGGGTCATTCGGGCGCGACGCCAGCACCACGAACGAGCAATCATCGTTGTAGCCGTAATCTTGGCCCAAGATGTAGTGGCTCAGTCCGTGAGGCGCCTTTGGAATTACGTCCATGGCCGCATCGAACGGGTACACCAGGCCGCCCGCATCGCGTACCCAGATGCCCTTTTCAAGCTGGTTGCGGGTCGTATCGTCCAACTTGCTGAGCGACTTGCGGTAAGCCGCTTGGTCAAGGTGCGGGTTGTCCTCAAGCAACGCAGGCACGAACGCGCAATCTTCGGCCCGCGTCTCCTCGTTGACGAACCGCTCATAAACCCACTCATGACCGATGCCGCCCGGGTTGGTACCCGAGCGCGCTCGAATCGGCACACTGGACCCCTGTAGGCGTCGCAGGCGGCTTATTAGGTACAGATACCAGCGGTCTGGCATCTGCGTGAGCTCGTCAATCGCGAGGTACTGAATCTCAGCGCCCTGGTAGTTTAGCTTGTCCTTCTCGTTGTCGAGGTAGCCGAACGTAATCGACGCGCGCCCCCCACCCGGACACGGAAAGGTCCACGTCTTTTTGTCCTCGTCCCAGTGCAGCGGATCGGGGCCCGTATACCCGCCCTTGACCGTGAACCGGTCCCACCAGGCATGGGCCCTGTCCAGGATGGCACCAGGCCGCACCAGGTCCTTCAGCGTGCGCCGAATGATGAGCGCCGCGTATCCTGGCACGTGAACGTACTGAAGCGCCCCCATGAGGAGCGCCGTACTCTTGCCGCCGCCAGCCGCGCCGCCGTAACAGACTTCCAGCTCCGGAGAGTCGAGGAAGGTCGCTTGCCTTGGGCTAGGCCGCTGCGGTTCTAGCGCCGTCCCTGCGTACCTGAGCCATCTCATCTTGACGGGCGTGTCGTCGAGAATCATCAACTCGCGTAGCTCGGCTAACTCCCTGAGAACGCGATCGTCGGCTTCACAGATGGTCACGCAGAACCCACATCACCGCGCCAAGAAACAGAGCCCACAGCGCCGCTTCATACGTCACGGCTTTGTCAGATTGTTGATGATCTGGAGGGCAAGGCGCAGGTCAAGAATGTGCTGCTCTCGCTTCGCGGCGAGCGCCTCACTGTGCTCCGTGCGACGATTGATAGCGTCTCGCTCTGCGTCCGCCAACCTTGCCTGCGCCTCCCACAGGTCCGCCTGAAGGTGGCTAACGGTGCCGTTCACAACGAGCTTCTTTTTGGTCACGCGATAGCCTCGGCCTTACCCTTTGCCGCCTTAGGCGCCGCCTTGGTGCGCGGATCGCTCACAAGCCGAACGCTCTTGACGTTGCTCATGGGCTGCCACTCGACGCGGACCCCGGCAACCATGAGGATACCGCCCTCGTGAACCTCAATCTCCAGCGAATCGCTCGCCTGAGCGAAGGGGACGGTGTTGACCGAACCTGACACCATCGGCACGGACACGGGATGAATGAACGCTACGGAATGGATGATCACGTGAGGTAGTACTCCACAAGGTTTTCTCGGGGGAATTTCGTGGGCAACGTCGCCGCACCCGTGCCGACTCCGGTCAACGTCACCACATCGCCAGTGATGTCAATCGTGAGCTCCGAAGAGGCCACAAATGTGTCATCTTTTTTGGTGTGTGAGCCGTTCGCGACGGTCTGAGCGCCGCTGATCGTCTTCGTTACGCCTGCACTGGGGCGCGGGTCGGTGACCTTGTACTTGCTAACGACTCGGGTAGCTGCTGCCATGATTGCCCCAAAAACAACGGGTAAAGGTTGAACGGATAGCGCTGCGACGCGTCCGCTTTGTGTGTAGCTACCACGAATGGCCCACACTGCGCCAGCAACTCCCGCACAATGCCGAGCTTTTGCCAACGTCCCTTACAGTACACGTAATGAAGCGCAGGTCCTTCGTAGCAGCACCAGGCAAGAATCACATCAGGGTCCTCCGGAAGACACGCCACGCGCAACGTCGCGCGAGGAATGACCACCTCACGGATAAGCCGCTCGTGCATGGCGTACCAGACGCGTGTGCCGATGGCCCGGGCATACTGCGAGTCCACCCCGGTCTTTAGCCACGAGTGCAGGATGAGCGCGTGGTCGCTCGGCTTCGCGTCCCTAATCTGGATCTCAACGGGCAGCGTCACTCGTCCACCTTTGCTAGCGGGGCAGGCACCCAGTCGTGCCCCGTAAGCTCCTTCCAGCGCGCCCGCTTCTCTTCGGGGCTAAGCGCGGAGATGGTTACGTCTTGCGTCTTGGTGGGCGCATCTAGGCCGAGGTACTTAGCTCGCCTGTCTTGAATCTTGAGAGCGCGGTCCAGGGCCTGAACGTCGCCAGACCTGGCGGCCTCCCAGCACCCTGCGTGCATCTCATCGAGGCGAGCGAGCTCAATACGAAGCACCTCTTCGGCAGGCTCGCGCACAATCTCTTTGATGCCGTTCACCACGTCTCGGCGCACAAGGGTCTTGTCCGAGTACCCCAGCTTATCGGCGATAGCCTGGTAGGAAAGGCCCGAAATGCGGGCCTCAAGCGCGATCTTCCTGCGTTCGTTGAGGTCTACCTTTTTCGCGTCTCGCTTCGCTGAATTGCCCATTTGACCGTGACCGCCCATGTGAGTGACAGGGTGGGTCACAAATGACCTACCATGTTTGTCGGCCAATCACAACTTCACTTCCGAGTTGGTCTCCACGATCGTTTCCTCAACGTCCACGCGGATCAGAATGGCCTTCTTACCTTTGGCCACAAGGCTCTGATAGTAAGCCTCGTTGGCTTCCTTGGTATGTTGCTGCACCTGGTAGCCCGATGACAGGTCCCACACCTTGAAATAGGTGCGCTTCATTCCCTATCCGCTCCATCGTAAACCCACCCCGGTTTGCACTCGAAACACACATCCGCCTCACGCATTGCGCTAAGCGCCTCGCCTGGCGCTCTCACTACCGCCGCATAGGCTCCCTTCAGCCTCGCACCTACCATAAACTTCTCCTGTTCTTTCGTGGCCTTATCCTTCGGCGTTGCCTTCACTTCCAGCCAACAGGAGCGCCCCCCGCTCCCAATGACATGAAGGTCGGGCGTGCCTGTCTTACACCCCTTCGTCCTACCCCTATACCCACCGGCAGCCGTGCGCGTCACGATGTACCCGGCAGCCTCTAGCGCGTCGGTGATGGCTTTCTTGATATCGGTTTCGGTCAATGCGCACGTCTCCCATAAAGAAGCTCGCGGTCTTGTCTCGATAGCATCGGAATATACAGCTTTTTCGGCTCATGCTTGGACCACACAAGGCGAAGCGGAGCCCGCTTTGGTGGGTCCATTCCGCAGACACATCCGCGCCCTGCGGGCTGTCCGCCGCATTCTGCTGTATGCGTCTTGTGTTCACTCATTTTGCGCCACCAATGATTATGAGCCATTCAGGATGCAGTCGGATGAACTCGGCTTCCGCGGTAGCCTTTGCCTGCTCCACCGTGGGCTCATAGCCGCCGATCTCAAGGCGCTGTATTTCGTTTGGCGCCGTGGCCCAGTCGTCCCTTCCTTTGCTTCTCATAAAGTTGACGCTCCATCGGATGCAGCCCGCAAACGTACTCACCGCAAGGTCAAACCCGTACCCGTCGCAAGCCCTACCAGCCGAGCTTACGCCGTAAAGGTCGATCCATTTCAGCACATCGTCTCCCCACTTGAAGGATCGCTCGCTCATCTCACATCCCAAGGCAAGCACCGAACCGGCATCGCTCCAACGGTCCCGTCTCGGAACTCGGAGCATGGGGCCTCGGCTTGCCTGTGGCGAATGTGGTTCACGCACCATACTAGAACGTTCACGCCCGCCAGAACCATCGCGAGCAGTGTTATTCCGTCCCTCGTTGCCTGTCTCATTCGGTCGCCTTTTCCTCGTGCAGTACACAGCCAAACGTAGGAAGAACAAGCAACAGCGGCTCGCGCGCATCTTCGTCGTTTACGCCTGCGACGTTCCAGTCTGGCGAATCTATGACGGCTGCCGCCGACTTGATGCAATCGGGGCAATCGTCGCCGTCCGTATAGGAGCTATGGGATACGACCGAACACGATAGCCGCTTGTGAAATCCAGTCCTCGTTTGCGCCTTTGCATAGACGCACGTCTCGCACGTTTTCATAACGTCACCTCTCCAAGTCGAATCACCGTGGCGTCACGGTACATCCTTCGCAGGACGCCGCCATCATACTTCGGCGCAAGCTCTTCTATCGCAAATTCGGACGTGACCCACGTCGCTAGGCGCCCGTTGTCGTACCGCTTGTTCAGGATGTGAGCCACCGTGTTCCCGTAAGGGTTGCTCAGCAGCCCATCGATCACCAGCAGCGGGCAACGAAAGAAGACGCTCAGCTCACTCGGGAACCCATCCTTCAGGTTGCCCCACCTCGCCGCCGCTTCGATGTCGTACTGACTTGTCCACTTGGCCCGGCTACCCATCTCCTTTTCCTTCTCCTGGAACGCCATGGCCGCCAGCGTGCTCTTGCCTGCCCCCGGATGACCATAAAGGAAAAGGTTCTCTTTCTCCTCTCGGATGATCCTCAGCGCGTCCTTTATGCCAAAGGTGACGCTGACCCTGGCCCGCCACTCGGCCACGTCTGGCGAGGCCCCACGGAACACCTCGGGGCATCCGTGTTCGCGCCTCTCGGGCGCTTCCCTCGTTGGCTCTTCTGCTTTTGGCGAAGAGGTAAAGGCCCATGCTCGGCGGGCCTCTTCGGCGATCTGTTCTAGTGACTTGGGGGAGGTCATTTTTTGTCCTTCATCCAGGCTAGTTTGTACTCCATAGACTGCGAAACAGGCTGATTCGGCCTGGTGTTGGTGCGCTGGAACTGAAGCTCCTTCTCGCGCCAGCTGCGCCACGCGGCCTTCCAGTTCTTCATGGTCCGCCCGTTCGCTTGGTAGAACAGGCTGAACCGCTTGTAGTCCGGATCCTTCTGGTCGATCTCCCATTTTGCCAAGAACGAAAGAAGCTCCTCCGGTGGAGCGTCGATGTCAGGAAACCGACAGGCAACGCGTGGAACGGCCGCCTTTTTCTTGGCCTGTTTCTTGGGGGTGGCCTCGATTGTCATAATTTGGTCATGACGGTCGATTTCTCTTGACACCTTCTCGCAAGTGCTTGATATTACTACACATCGCGCGCCCGCCTGATAGATCTCGGGACAAGCCGAGAGGTCGGAGCAAGCTCCGAGGGGCTTACGGGCTTCGCCCTCCCGCCCCCCGCAAGCGGCCCCCCCCGCTCGCCAAAGGTGGCCAAGTTTGAGAAGACCTTCCAGAGCATCCGCGATGCGAACTAGGGTCTGCGCTGTTGAGCTGGTTGCAGGATGGCCAGCATGGGCATCCGGTGATGTTGGTGCCTTTTGGTGAGAGCTTTGTCCTGTACCGTTGGCCGCCTCGTACGCGCGCGTTTCCTTGGCCGCCCGGGCCGGAAGGAACATGGCGCAAACGCTGCACACGACCGGGCTAGACCATAAGCTGATAGATTTGTCGGTGCTCCTGCAAATGGCACACGTGCGTGTATCGCTCATCGCTCCACCTGTTCGTAGTTGGCCTTCTGCACTCCCTTGTAAACCGATGAATGGTCCGTCCCGAACACCTCGGCGATCAACGGGTAGGACCACCCCTGCTCCTCCCTCAGCCATCGCCACATGGCCCGCCTAGCCTTGCAGTGGACGGCGTTTCGGGTGGGCCGGAATAGGGCCTCTAAGGGCACACGATAGCCTTTCGCAATGGCCCGTAAACCGCTCAGTACGTCCCGGGCGTCTAGGTACTGCTCCACCACCCTTGGGAGCGGCCTAGCGTCAAGGTGACGCAAGAGGGTGGGGTATCGCTTGGCCTCTTGCGTGGCCTGCTTTGCTGCTGTAGTTCTCACTTTGCTCTCTCCTCGCTCGTATGCTCCGGGCACATTGGCGCCCCGGCTGGTTTGGTCACTGGCTGGGGCGTCGTGTTTCTGGCCCGCTCAATGACGTGTAGGACGGTGCTCCCACCCAGGTTGGATGCGGTGGCCAGGGAATGGACGTAACAGGCTAGATCGTCGCACGCCTGATCGAACGTGATATCCCCTCGTTCCAGGCTTTCGGCCGTGGTCTTTACGATGTTGGCAATGGCCTTCGTAAACTTGGCCAGGTGAATGGAGGGGGCGGTCATCCGTCACGCCCTTCCTCAAAAATCACGCCAGCCTGGCATCGGTCGAGATAGTCAGAAAAAAGCACGACGCTCGACTTCTCCGGGTCTAGCCACGTGTCGCGCCCTTCGTCCATCGCGCACATGCTGGCACTAAGGCGGGCCAAGGATTCGCTTTCGGCCTTCACGATCATGCGGTTGATCACGTCGTACGTGGGCCTGTTCGCGTACCTGACAAGGATGTAGGCGTTCATCGTGCACCCCCGGCCTTTGCGTCTGCTTCCATAAGCACCTGCAGCGCTTGCAGATCCGGGCTAAACCTGAGCTCAATCCCGGGCGCTATGGCGTCCAGCTCAAGCCAAACGCGCTGGTACGCCCTCACCGCCTCCACGATCTTCGGGTCTAGCTGGTTTGCCCGCAACGCCGCCAGCTCCGCCATTAGCTCATCGTATGTTTCGGGATGCGTACCTCCCCACTCTGGCCAAATATTTCTGCAAACACGCAAACACTCCTCGATTGACTCGTTGCTCATCGTGCGTCCTCCCGCATCCAATCCTCGTTGCCAGGCGACCGATAGTTGTCCTCGTATTCGGCATACTCAAGCAGCGACTCGGAGGCCCGAATGGCGCAAGCGTGCGCCTCCAGCGCATCCGCTTCCGAGCCGCGGAGCTTTTGCGAATCGCAGAACTGAGCCACCGTTTGCAGGTGCTCGCCAATCCGAAGGACCGCCGCCAGTACCTCCTTTACTTCCCCGTGGTGCACAAACAAGTGACCCACACCCAACTCTTTGCAATGCAGGTTCAATTCCCGCACGTCGTCGCCAGCTTTCATTTTCCAAAGTGTCTCCATGCTGCATCCTTGACCACAACTCTACCCAAGGTTAGCCACATGTCAATCCTAAATCGACATGTCGATTTGTGGTTGACAGTCTGGCTGGCGTGCGCTAGGCTGTTCTTTGTGAGCGGCAAGGCGTCGACACGGAACCTGGAGACAAAATGTTTTCGATCAGCTTTGACAATCGCGACGGCAACGAAATCTTGATTGAAGGCGAAACGCTTGAGTCGCTCGCCGCAGACTACTCCGCTTCAGATCCTAGCCGTGAGTCTAGCAAGGTTGAGGACTCGCACGGCTTCACGGTCGGATTCGTTCACTCTGACGGAACGTGGTGCAGCGCTTGAAATCCAAAGCAAGCGAAGCACTCAGAAAGGCCATTCGGGATGTCGTCATCTCTGAGTACGCCATGTCCTTAGGGGTCTCCAGGGCCGTGGTGTACGACTGGGCCAACGGCAAGAACAGGCCAAACGATAAACACAAGGCGATGCTTGAAAAGCGCCATCCGTCTATCAAGCAAGAATGGTGGTACCGCGATGCTTGACCTTGGAGATGATGAGGAAGAGGTGCTCCGTGTGCTTCGGGGTCGCCTTGAGCTGGGCCAGAAGCAATACGGCAAGCTCGATATCGCGAGGGATGAGCGCGAGTGGTCGAAGGAGCTGCTGGAAGAGGTCTTGGACCAATGTGTTTACACGGCGATCATGTTGGTGAGGATTCTAAGGAAGGAGCGGGGCAAGTGAAAAAGGTGATTCGGTGGCCGGACAGGTTTTGCAAAGCCAAGCGGGGCGCTTACATCATGGCCCAATATGTTGGGTCGGCAGGCGTTGCCGTTGGTGTAAAGCGTGGCGTGTACGGAAGGTGGTTGTTTAGCGTGCTCGTTGAGTCGAGCGACGGAGAGGCGAATTTGCATGGCTACGCGCACACCATGGCGGCGGCCAAGCGATGTGCGCATCGTGACATGATGTTTTTGCTGGAACGGGCTGGTGTGAAAGGGGGTTTCTGATGTTCACGATTGAGAAAAAAGGCGAGTGGCTCGCCTCGGTTGATTTCTTTGAAACGGCGCTACGGGTCGCGCGCTCGCACGGTAAGGGCGCTCAGGTACGCCGCACGCGCGATGGTGCGTTATGCGCTCGCGTAGGCCGTCCGATTGACTTCGTTGCAGACGTGGCGGAGGCTCACTACTCGTGAATACGAAAAAGGTAGCGACACTTGTGGAGTGGTGTATCCGCGATCACAAAAACACGTCTGCCGTGTACAGGCTAGACCCTCCGCTCGAGCATGGCGATCTTGTGTTCGTGTCCGCGTCCCACTTCTTGGGCGGAACCGTCATGGCTCTCGACGCGATAATGGGTAACGGCCCGCGCAGGTCGCGCGAGACGATGATTTTCCCGATAGTGAATGGCGAGCCTGACTATCGTGGCAACGGCCTTGCTATGGTGCCGCACGAAACCGATCACGCCAAGGCTCTAAAGAAGCTCGGGTATAAAATATTGGAGGAGCGATGTTTATCGTGATGAATCGTGACGAATTCGTGGCCAGTGTGACCAACATCGAAACGGCGTTGGCTCGCTCGCGTGAGGTGGGCGCTGGGGCTCGTGTGGAGCGTACGGAAGACGGGGCGCTCATTGCGTCACGTGTGCGCCCGAACCTGTTCCGGCCGGTGGCTAAGCGGTTTGGTGTGGCGCTGTATGAGGGAGGGGTTGAGACATGACCGACCGAAAG